TACGAGAGATTTCCAATCAATTAGAACTGAGTTAATAAACTTTACAAGAACTTATTATCCGGATTTAGTTGATAATTTTAATGACGCGAGTGTATTCTCTGTATTATTAGACCTAAACGCGGCGGTTACCGATAACCTTCAATTTAATATAGATAGAAGTATTCAGGAAACTGTATTACAATACGCTCAACAAAGGTCATCAATATTTAATATTGCCAAAACTTACGGATTAAAAGTTCCGGGTCAAAGACCTTCAGTTGCCTTAGTTGATTTTTCAATAACTGTTCCGGCTTTTGGAGATAAAGAGGATTTAAGATATTGTGGTATTTTACGTAGAGGTTCTCAAGTAAGTGGTGCGGGTCAAGTATTTGAAACTGTTTATGATATTGATTTTTCTTCACCATCAAATGCGGATGGATTTCCAAATAGATTAAAAATTCCAAATTTTGATTCAAACAATAAGTTATTAAATTATACCATTGTAAAACGTGAGACCGTTGTTAACGGTATTACTAAAGTTTTTAAGAGAGTTATTACAGCAAATGACGTAAGACCATTTTTTGAAATATTTTTACCTGAAAAGACCGTATTAGGGGTAACAAGTGTTTTATTAAAAGATGGAACTCAATATGCCAATGTACCTTCAAATCAAGAATTTTTAGGTGTTGATAATAGATGGTTTGAAGTTCAAGCTTTAGCTCAAGATAGAGTGTTTATTGAAGACCCAACAAAAGTTTCTGACAACCCTGGTATTAAAGTAGGTAGATATGTAAATACTGCAACCAAATTCATAACTGAATTTACACCGGAAGGATTCTTCAAAATGACCTTTGGTGGTGGTAGTCAATCTGCTGATGAACAATTAAGAGAATTTGCTCGAGATGGTAAACCATTAAATTTATATAAATATTCTAATAACTTTGCGTTAGGTAGTACTTTAAAACCTAATTCAACACTATTCGTTCAATATAGAATTGGTGGTGGTACGGGAAGTAATTTAGGTGTTGGTGTTATTACACAAATTGGTACGGTTTCATTCTTTGTAAATGGGCCATCTGAATCGGTTAATACAACTGTTGTTAATTCATTAAGATGTAATAATATAACAGCGGCCATCGGTGGGGCAAATTATCCAACAACGGAAGAAGTTAGAAATTTAGTTTCATATAACTTTACAGCACAAAACAGAGCGGTTACAGTAAATGATTATGAATCAATCATTAGAACAATGCCTTCACAATTTGGTGCACCGGCTAAAGTTGCGATAACGGAAGAAAATAATAAAATTAAAGTTCAAATGTTATCATATGATGAGACCGGTAGATTAACCGAGATAGTGTCAAATACATTAAAAAATAATGTCGCAAATTATCTATCAAATTATCGTATGATTAATGATTATGTGTCAATTGAAAGTGCAAATGTTATTGATTTAGCAATAAATGTTGACGTTGTATTAGACAATTCACAAAATCAAGGTTCGATTATTTCTCAAATAATTAATATAATTACAGATTATTTTGACCCAACAAACCAAGAAATGGGTGAAAATGTTAATGTATCCGAATTAAGAAGATTAGTTCAAAGCGAAAATGGAGTTATTTCCGTTTCTGACATGACATTTTTTAATAAAGTTGGTGGTCAATATTCTTCATCTCAAACATCACAAAGATATATTGATTCGGAAACTAAACAAATTGAATTAGTTGATGATACAATTTTTGCCGAACCAAGACAAGTGTATCAAGTTAGATATCCAAACAAAGATATCAATGTGAGAGTTAAAAATATTAAAACAGTTAATTTCTCTTAGCAATTTATTTTAAAATTTATTGAATTATCTTTTGAAAATAGTATATAAACTATTTATTAAAAAAGATTATTATGTCCAATTCATTTAGAATACGTACAGAGCCTGGTGTTGATAAATCACTTAACGTCTTGATAGAACAAGAATTTGAGTATTTAGAAATATTATCTCTAAAATTATTACCAAGTCAAATATATACTAGACAATGCTCGGATTATGGGGTTATTGTAGGTAGAGTAAGTGTAAATAATGGTTTTGGTATTCCAAATGCTAAAGTATCCGTATTTATTCCTTTAGATGCTCAAGACGAACTTAATCCTGTCGTTTCTGATTTATATCCATATAAAAAATTAACAGATTTGAATGAAGATGGTTATAGATACAATCTATTACCTTATGTTAAATCACATTCGGGACACAATCCAACAGGAACTTTTTTTACAAGAGACAATGTTTTAACTGACCCAACATTAATACAGGTATATGACAAGTATTACAAATATTCTACTGTAACCAATTCTAGTGGTGATTATATGATTTTTGGTGTACCTACCGGAAGTCAAACAGTTGTTGTTGATATTGACTTATCAGATATTGGTGAATTTTCATTGTCACCTCAAGATTTAGTTAGAATGGGTATTGCAACACCAACTCAAGTTGCTGGTATAAACTTTAAATCTTCTACAAATCTAAACTCATTACCTCAAATTATTACTATTAATAGAACTATTGAAGTTGAACCTTTGTGGGGTCAACCTGAAATATGTAATTTGGGTATAACAAGGACAGATTTTGACTTATCTAATGAGTCGGGGATTGATATTAGACCGACTGCGATTTTTATGGGGTCAATAGTGTCAAGTAATGAAAATACTGCTCTTCCTAGAACTTGTAAACCAAGACTTAAATCTGGTAATTTATGTACTTTAGTTGCTGGCCCGGGTGAAATTTTAGCGATACGACAAACTATTTTTTTAGATGCTCAAGGTAAACCAATTTTAGAGACAGTTGATTTAGAGGAAGGTGGTCAAGTTATTGATGATAATGGTGCGTGGTTAGTTGATGTCCCAATGAATTTAGATTATTTAATAACCAATGAGTTTGGAGAACAAGTTATTTCAGATGACCCTAAAAAAGGAATACCGACAAAGGGTAAATACCGTTTTAAAGTTAAGTGGAATCAATCACCTTCAATATCCGAACCAATTAGACGAGGTTATTTTTTAGTACCAAATATTAAAGAACATGGGTGGATTTCATCAAATGGTAGTCCAAATTCAACTCTTAAACGAAAATCATACGCATTTAGTTTAGATTGGGATGATTATGTTGATTTTCAATCGGCGATTGATTGTACTGATACTTTTTATTTAATGAGTTATAATAAAGTATATACTGTGTCTCAATTAGTTGACCAATATAGAAAGGGTTATTTAAATAATAATTTTATAGGTATTAAAAATATGTTGGATGAATCTTGTGAAAGTGAAAATAACAAATTTCCAACAAATGATGGTGTTTTTAGATTTGATTTGATTTATTTCTTGTTTTGGATAATGTTATTTTTATTCAGACCTGTTTTTATCTCATTAATACCCGTTATACATATTCTTTGGTTAGTTCTTAAAATTATTGCTTTAATTATTACAATAGTTATTTATCCGGTAGTTTTACTTCTTCAAATTGTTTGTACTATTTTTAAAATAGTTTTAAGTATACTTAGTGGATTACCATTTGGTATTGGTAGAAGATTTAGAAGAATGAGAGATAAACTTAAATGTCCAACATTAAAAGATGCTAAAAGAATCGCTGATGAGGTTAATTCATTTCCTGATAAATTAAAAAACTTAAAAATACCTATGTTGTCTTATCCTGAATGTGAATTTTGTGATTGTGGTGATAATAGTGATTTACCTAGTGACCAAGCGGGTATTCAAGTGATAGAACAAGAGCAGGAAGATAACGCAGAAATTCCTGAAGGGGCTGGTTCATCATTATTAACACCATTCCAAATTAATTCACAATATGTGATTAACAGATTGAATAATGGGACGCCTGGTAATCCAAATGTTAATACTACGGATTCTGTTTATCAGACATTGTTTGCAGGAGAGGGTTTGGGTAATGCTGAGGATGCTTCGTTTACTCCATCAACAAGAGTACCTACTTTATTTGCTACGACGAATGATGATGAAGACCCGACCAAACCAAATGATGTTACTACTGACCCTGAATTTGGATATTTTACATCAAGTTTAACTGTTGCTGAAAGATTAAATTTATTTAATACAAAAGCAAAATATTTTAATGATGGTCCTAATAATCCTGGTGGTGGGGTGAATAGGATTAAAGTTACATTTCAACCTGATTTAAATGACCCTGATGTTTATTATCATTATGATAATGTTATTGCGATTGTTTGTACACCTAATGCAACAAATTTAGAATCAGGTACAATGTTAAGTTTCCAAGATTTTGCCTTTTCAAAAGATTTAAATGTTATTAATACCGGAACAACATTAAATGAATATGGCACTAACACTATTACAGGTACTACAATTAATACAGGTACTACAAGTAATCCTGCGACAATATCTATTTATTATGCTAAAGAAAATGGAAGTGGTAATGTTACTAGTCCGGTAAATTATAACATTGTTGCGGGTTCTGGTGACACTTTGTACGCAAAGTTCCCAATGGATATTGAATATTTTCAAGTTATTACAGGTATGACATATTCTGAATATAGTGGAATGTGTAATACTAATTCTATTACAGTTTT